AAAATATTAGGGGGGTGGCTCGATAAAGCGGAAGGAGTTGTATTTGAGAACTGGGAATTTGGCAAATTTAATCCTGACAATTTGCAAACATCGTTCGGTATGGATTTTGGTTTTTCAGTTGATCCTGACACATTAATAGAGGTGGCAATAGACAAAGCGAAAAAGAAAATATATGTTAAGGAGTGTGTTTACGAAAAAGGATTAAAACTTCAACAATTAACAAACAAGATTAAAGCATCAGCTGGGAATAAATTAATTATTGCCGATAGTGCAGAGCCGAGACTTATTGCAGATTTGCGGGGTGGTGGGTGTAATATCAGACCAATCAAAAAGACTAAGATAGAGGAAGGAATTACTAAAATGTTAGATTATACTATTATTGTAGATGAGAAAAGTAGTAATATTGCAAAGGAAATGAATAATTACACCTATGCAGACAAAACAAGTAAATTGTATATTGACGATTTCAATCACGCAATAGACGCAATAAGGTATAACGTAACGCATATATTATCATTTCCGACCAGAAACGTAAACGACATAATGTAATGGAATATAAAGTAAAGAAAATAAAATCAACGTTTGACATAAGCATCGGGCAATTTCAAGAATTTGAGAAACTTGAAAAACCAACCGATGAGCAAGCTATATCTATATTTTACAACATAGACATAGAAATAGTACACAAGTTAAGCGTTAAGACTATTACGGAGCTAAGCCAAAGCATAGCAGAAGTATTAGGAAAAGAAAATGATAAACATAAACTTGTCAGAAAATACAAAGGATTAGGTTTTGAGCCTGACCTCGAGAATATGCAGGCTGGTGCATTTGCAGATGCGCATACATACGCTCAAAGTATAGAAACTATACACCTATTTACAGCCGTGTTGTATCGACCGATTAAGAAAGATATTTATAATTTATTTAGAACCAAGGAATATAATATTAAGGAATACAACGGGACTAAAGGAATTGAAGAGAAAGCAAAAGATTTACCATTAGGCTTATTTTTAGGAGCGCAGGCTTTTTTTTTGACTTTGCGGAAAGACTTTTTGAGCGCTATCCTCAACCGATTTCAACGAAGCAACCAACCGCAGAAAGCAGACTCAAACAGCAACGACTTAACAGGAATTGGGGATGGGCGCTCAGATTTCACACGGTGGCAGGTGGAGATTATTTCAAAATTGAACGAGCAACAAAAGAGCCTATATCGAAAATAATATGGTACATTGCATTAGAAAACGACATTAATACAGAATAGATGAGAACATATTACGAAATAACCGAATACTTTTATCAAGCGTTATCAGCTATTAAGGACGTACGGACAGTTCTCAATGTAGATGTAATTGATAATAAGTTTGAAGTAGCAAACTATCCAACAGCCTTAGCAGTTGTAAGCGTTGAGCCAACCGCATCAGAAAACAGCCATGTAGCTTACAGCGTAAGGATAGAAGTAGTTGACATGATAGATGTAAGTAATGATGATTACAATTATCCAGATAAGTATGTAGGCAACAACAATACAATAGACGTCTATAACTCTACATTGGCAATAGTCAGAAGAATACATTTGCAATTAGTCAACAAAACGACAGGAAGCAACGCTATACAGGTGGGAGAATCTCCAGACATTGAAAAATTATTTGATGCATCTCAAAACGTTGCAGGCACAGCAATTAACATGACAATCAATGTTGATGATGGAATAATGGACTTGTGTGAAAATGATACTGGAGAAGAGAATGAAAACAAAGCATCTCATGTATTGGTATTACCGGGGCAATCAACATTAACGATGGAATAAGGGAAACGCTAAGCAATGGAATTACAAAACACAGAAGCTACATTTAGGAGGTTTGCAAAGCAAGTGCAAAAAAAGACAAGGTTCAGAATAAGCCGAGGTAAGCACAGCGCATCGGGCAAATTAAGAAAAGATACTTCATTCAATGTTAAGGTTTCCAAAAATTCTATCGAGCTACAATACAAAAGACCATCATATTCAGACTACCAAGATAGAGGAGTATCAGGAACAGAAGTAAAACATGACACGCCATTTAGCTACAAATCAAAGCGACCGCCTTCAAAGGTGTTTGAGAAATGGGCAAAACAAAAAGGAATAAAGCCACGAGATAAGGAAACAGGGAGATTTATAACGTTTAAATCATTTGGTTTTTTAGTGGCAAGAAAAATCTTTACTAAAGGAATAGAGCCAAAGCAATTCTTTACAAAGTCGTTCAAAGAAGAATTTAAAAAACTACCCAATCCGTTAAAGGAAGCGTTTGGGAAAGATGTAGTTAACTTATATAAATCAGCTTTAAAATGATATTAGCACGTTCACCATATTACGCAATTACGCAAGATTTCGGAGCAGTAAATCAAACTGCAAAAATCTACTTAAAAATTTGGAGAGGTCATAAAGTCAACGATGAGCCTACAGAAGAAACACGGATATTTACCTTAGTTAAGCCAGCTCCAAACATTACGAAATTATCAAAAGATATAAGCCCTCATATAAGGGATTTCTTTTTAAGCGAAACTATACAACCATTTACTACCACTACCAACAGCCAAGATTCAGCTGTTTGGGTTAAATATGAGATAGAATATTTAGAAGACCCTAACATACAAAACGATGTAGTTGTAGACTTTGCAGTTGAAGGTTATAGTAATTACTTAGACGGGGTGAATTATCAAGCAGATGGATTGCTTCAAAATTATATACAAAATAGAAAAATTAAAAAAGTATGGAATTATAGGTTTTAGTTATGATGTAAACATTAATGTTAATACATATGATGAAAATGGAACTTTAACAAGTCTTAATGTATTTCCATTATCTGAGTTCTCACATGAATTAATATCTTATGTTGTATTGGATAATTCGGGTTATGGAGAAAAAATAAGCGTTGAAATTACAGACGAAATAGGTAACGTTTTAGATTTATTCTATTACGATGTTGTTTGTGAAAATAAGTTTGAACCGAAAAATATTGTATTCAAAAACAAATACGGAGCATACGAAAATATCTATTTTTTCAAGAAGTCAACCGAAAGCGTTAATATTGAAAATAAGGAATTTGTAAGCAATGTAATTACAGCCGATGCAAGTTATGACAAAACAAAGCATCAGTTTAGAAACTTTGCTACAAACAGCAAAAAAACAATTAATCTAACTACTGGGTTTGTAGATGAAGCGCTTAACCAAAACTTAGAGCAATTAATGCACAGCAACGCTATATGGTTACAGGATGAAAAAACGCTTTATCCTGTAAACATTAAAACAACAAGTAAGGAATTTAAGTCTGAAAGAGTGGATCAAAAAATTAGTTATAATTTTGAGTTTGAATATGCTTTTAATAATCTAAACACAATGTAATGAGCGTAGAGTTATACATTAGAGATAAACGGGTCATCAAGTTTGACAAAACCGAAAGCATTCAAATCAATCGAAAAACAAAAGACTATAGAGATATAGAAAAGTTGTTTAGTGATTATTCTGAAAGTTTCACAGTGCCGGGAGAACCAAATAATCATATATTTCAACATTATTACGATGCTGATATAGAGGGCGGATTTGATGCAAGAATAAAACAACCAGCTAAAATCTTTGTTAATCAGGAATTGTATAAGGAAGGAGAAATTAAATTGTTAAACGTATCTATTGAAAATAACAGAATAGCGAATTATAAAATACAATTCTTCACAATTATAACTCAGCTTGTAGATGCCTTTGGAGAAGATGAACTTAACGATTTAGGGATAGAGGAAGAGTATCAATATGAACGGCAAGGAGTAGAATTTAAGTTAACGGAAAATAATGATGTTGATTTAATTTTTCCTTTGATTAGTTATAAGCGCAGATATTTATATGATGCTCAAACAACAATAGAGGAAGATGTAGAAACTGACATATCTAAAAACACAGATGCGCAAAAACATGGAATAGACTGGAGAGAATTAAAACCAGCTATTAAGGTAAGGAGAATAATAGATGAAATACAAAGCAAATATGGTATTAATTTTATAGGTGACATATTCACAGATAATAGATACTTAGATTTATTCATGAGCGTTAACGGACAAAGCGAAGAGGGGGGAGATGGAGAGCCGCAAGTTTCTAACGTTCTTTTATCAGCATTCAATAATGTAGATGTAAGTAATGCGCCGGGGTTCGGTGTTCCATATACGAATTACGATATTGAAGCTCAAATCAATCCTGACTCTGGATTTGAAGATGTAGAATATACTATTCTATTCAAAGTTAATGGCACACAAGTATATCAATCAACGCAACAAGGAGCGGACACAATTAGCTATACAGGAATAGTAGACACAAATGAGATAAGCGTAGAAATAGTAATTCAAGCATCAGCACAAATTGATTTCAATTATAATACTGAACTTGTAGGCATAGCAGGAGCGGCAGGAAGTGATGTTTTAGGAACTGATTCAGGTATATTTGGAGGTGTGTCAACGGAAGTTAACGCAGGTGCTTTATTTCCTGAAATGAAAGTTTCTGACTTTGTCAAGTCATTAATTAAGATGTTTAACTTAGTTATCATACCGGAAGACATAAATATATTTAGATTTAAATTTTTGCAAGCGTGGTACTCAAACGGGAATATTATAGACATTACGCCTTATGTTAATAATCAAACGTTTAAGCTTAATCCGGGCAGATTAATAAAAGAGATAGATTTTGGATTTAAAAACCACGAAACTTTTTTAAGCGCAGAATTTAAGGATAGGTTTAAAAGAGGTTATGGAAACAGGGAAGAGAAGTTAGAAGATGAAAACGGCAATCAGTTGCAAGGTGATGTTTTAAAAATTGAGTTACCTTACGAAAAACCTATTTTTGAAAAGATACATCCAAACGTTCAATATGGTTACTTTGTAGATGATAAACAGGATGAGTTTCAGCCAAAGCCATCTTTATTTTACGCTCCTTTACAACAATCATCTAATTTGAGCTTTTATACTGTTGATAGGAAGTTAGAAGATTTTGGCGCACCATTAAGCAGCGTGAGAATGCCGAAAAATGCACACCTTAACATTTTCGGCTTATCATACGTTAATGAGATTGACGAATTCACTGGCAACGCAAC